CATACTTCTCCAACTCGGAATCGCTCATGGAGTTGAGAGCTTTAATCTGCGCGATTGCGGACGGGCCCATCTCCTGAAGTTCGCCGACTAACTCAGAACTCAAACCTCTCGCCGAAAGACTGCCCAAAATATCCTGCCACTCGCCAAACTCCTGAACCTGATCGGTCAGGTTTTTCATCAGCGTTTCGCCACTGACCTCTTCCCGTTCCTTAACCTCATCAAAGAGGCCATAGGACTGGTAAAGGCTATTAGTGCGAGATTCCAGAGAACTTTGATACTTGTCATTCAACGATTGAATGTCGGATGCCAGCTTCTCATTGACAGACTTGACCTTGTTGGCATATTCCTCTTCGAGATCCAAGCGTTTCTGATTTGCCTCGGCCTGGACACTCTGAACATCGGAAATGTACTGCTTCTGAGCTTCATAGATCTCCTGTTCAAGACGATAGACCTCACGATCCATCTTCTTGCGCTCATCGGTACCCTTTGCATACCGACTCTGTACCCGCTTATAGGCAGCGAGTTCGTCGGAAAGGCTCATGCGGTTGTAATACTTCTCCTCCTCGATCCAGTCCATGGAGTGTTGATAGGACTCATCCATAAGCTGTTTACGAAGAGTGTAGACCTCACGGTCAATCTTTTTACGTTCCTCACTGCCTTCCAGATAACGCTGTTGCATCCGCTCATACGCTTCGAGTTCTTCCTGCGTGCTGAGCCGGTTGTAATACTTCTCCTCCTCGATCCAGTCGATAGATGCCTGATAGGTGGCCGCAACAAGCTCATTTTGAATTCTGTAGACCTCACGGTCAATCTTGATGCGCTCTTCACTTCCAGCCTTGTACCGCTGCTGTAGATTCTCATAGCCGGCCAGTTCGTCCTTCAGACTAAGCTCGCCATAATACTTCTTTTCCTCGGCCCACTCCTGGAATGCCTCGATTCCTTTGGAACTAACCTTAAGAACTTCGTCGATCATCTTGGAGGTAGCCTGAGAAGCAGGGACAATACTGTTCTTGGCGCCAATGGCCAGACCTTCACCCATGTTTTCACCCAGATGGATGAACTCACGAGAAGGTGAATGACTGTCCAATGCCTTCTTTGCAGCATTCAGGGCTGCCAGGCCCAAACTTTTACCGGCAGCAGTAGCGCTGCTCAACTTGGAACTGATGCCATTGACAAAGCCTTGACCAGCATTCTTACCGGCTGTCTCGAACTGAGGTTTCAAACTATTAAGGGTGCCAACTGCTCCAGCAAAAGCTGCTTGCATTGCGCTCTTGACAGACGGTCCACTGTTGCGGATGGTGGTGGCGACCCCCTTCATCAATGTCGTCACGGAATTGTTGATTTCGGTGGCCTTCTTCGTTACAACATCGGCCAACGATTTCATCACAGACTCCATACCCGGCGTTGTGAGGGTTTTACCATTTGAGATAGAGTCGCTCACAGAGTTCAGCATACCCTGAACCGCTTTGTTGACTTCTGTGGTCGAATTAGAGAACGCTGAGGTAAACTCAGAAATTCCGGTATTCGCTATAGCCTTCAATGCGTTTCCGAATGAGGTGAACCCGCTCGCATCAAGTCCCTTAACTCCCTTGGCCAGATCCACGAGAGACCACACTTGGGTGATAACCCCGGCCAGCTTTGTCAGATCAATACTGGCCACCTTAGCGTAGTAATTGCTCATGTCGGCTCCAAACGAAGCAATATCTTTGCCGAAAGAAGCAAGGGTTTGGTCACCGCCGAACCACTTGTCAAAGAGGCTGCTATCAGGAAGCCCAGTAGCAAGATTGGACAAGGCCTGCGCAGCATTAGCAGATGCGGTGACGATCTCGGGTTTTACGTCCTTGATGGCGTTTGCGTAAGCAGAGAGGTCTTTACCGAACTGGACAATTTCGTTACCAAAGGCAGCCAAGCTGTTACTTCCAGTAAATACCTCTGCCAGCCCTCCACATTTGGGAAGGGTGTTGGCTAATTCCACAAGAGCCTGTCCAGCAGTTGCCGAATTCATCACAGCTCCAGCATCAATACCAGCAACAGCCGCCCCATAAGAGTTCATGGCTTGGCCAAAGGGAATGAGGGATGCGCCAAAGGCTGCAAGGTCATAACTCCCTGTAAAGAACTCCATGACACCCCCGATTTGCGGAAGTGTAGTCTGAAGTTGTGCGAGAGACTGTGCAGCGATTGCAGATGCAGTGATAGATTCCGTGTTGATTTCTGCGACAGCTTCTCCATAAGATTTCATAGCCGCCCCAAACGGAACGATAGTAGCGGCAAACGTGACAAGATCATTGCCTCCTGTGAAGAACTCCATCACTCCGCCAACTGCCGGAAGTGTAGTTTGCAGCTGAGCAAGGGATTGTGCTGCGATTGCGGAAGCGGTAATTGCTTCTGCGTTAATATCAGCGACAGCCTCCCCATAGGATTTCATAGCTGCGCCGAAGGGAATGATACCGGCAGCGAAAGTACCGAGATCGTTTCCGCCAGTGAAGAACTCCATAACGCCTCCCACATTCGGGAGAACAGACTGGAGCTCAGCCAGAGATTTGGCAGCAGTGGCCGAGGCGGTGATAGCTTCTGCATTGATCCCAGATACGGAATCACCGTATGACTTCATAGCTACTCCGAAAGGAACCAACCCCTCGGAGAATTTGCCAAGATCGTTGCCGCCGGTGAAAAACTCCATAACCCCACCAACATTAGGAAGAGTTGCTTGGAGTTGAGAAAGTGCCTGAGCTGCCACAGCAGATGCATTGATAGCTTCGGCATCGATACCGGACACTGACTGACCATAAGACTTCATTGCCTCACCGAATGGGATAATTCCTTCTGCAAATGTAGAAAGATCATTGCTTCCGGTGAAGAAGTCGACCAACCCTCCCATATTGGGAAGGGCAGACTGGAGTTGGGCAAGTGCTTGGGCCGCGGTGGTGGAAGCGGCAACTGCCTCTGCATCGATACCGGTAATAGAATCGGAGTAAGCTTTCATCGCCTCTCCAAATGGAACGATTTGCTCACCAAAGGTTTCAAGGTCATTGTCTCCTGCGAAGAAACTAACAAGCCCTCCCGTATTCGGAACGGTGTTTGCAAGTTCTACGAGAATTGCTCCTGCTGTAGCAGAATTGGTTACGGCCTCGGCATCCAGACCAGAGACGGTCTGAGAATACTCTTTCATGGCTTTACCAAAGACAACAATCTGCTCGCCAAAGGTTGCAAGGTCGTTGTCACCCGTGAAGAACGCAACAGCCCCACCGGTATTCGGAATGGTGTTCGCGAGCTCTACGAGAGACTTACCCGCTGTCGCAGAATTCACAACAGCATCTGCATCAAGACCAGCTACAGCGTCAGAGTATTCTTTAATCGCCTTGCCAAACGGAACAAGCTGATCTCCAAAGGTGTCCATATCGTTGTTTCCAGTGAAAAAGGAAACTGCGCCACCGGTATTGGGCAAAGTAGCAGCCATTTCGGCCATCGCTTTACCAGCAATCGCGGCATTTTGAACAGCGTCGGAATCCAGTCCCTTGATGCTGTCAGCAAAGTCCATCATGGACTTGCCAAAGCCGGAGAGCTGATTCCCGAACTCTTCCATGTCGTTTTCGCCAGCAAAGAATCCGACCACTCCTCCGCTATTGGGCAGAGTTGCGGCCATTTCAGCCAGTGTCTTACCAGCAATAGCGGCTGTACTGACCAAATCTCCATCCAAACCGGAAATGGTGTTGGAGAACTTCATCATGGCCTCGCCAAACGGTACAAGCTGTTCTGCAAAGTCAGACAAAGAAGAACCGCCAGTGAGCCAAGAGGTCAAACCCTCCAGCAAATCGGCGGCAGTAATGAGGATGATTGCTTCGGTAAGCGCCTTGACTCCGGTGAGCATATCCGGGCTGATGCTGCCGGCTCCGTCGACGAAGGGCTTAACATTTGTCATGAACGAGGACAGATCTGCTCCGATTTGAGGGAACGAACTGGAGACACCGCTCATGAAACCGCCTACAATTCCCCCAACGAATCCGCCGATAGCATTTCCAACAGTTTGGAGGAACTGACCGCCTTCGCTAATAAGCCACTCAAGGCCGGGGATTTGTGCCAAAGCTCCAATGGCGGCCAGAACGACAGCGAGTTCGGTGATGACAACTCCCATGCCGAGAACACCGGCCATAGCTGCCGGGATGAGCCCCGAGACAGCACCGAGCGCTGCAACCAAAGCCGTAAGCAAACCAACAGCCGCGATCCCCTGAATAAGGGAACTGCTGTCAATATTGCTCAAAGCACTCAGAACGCCGGCGAAGAATGCGCCGACAACATCCATCGCGGCCTGAACGAGTTGAGGAATATTACGAGCGATCCCTTCGAGCACCTCGATCAGAAACTGCATCACAGAATCCACGATCTGAGGAGTGTAAGCGACCAAAGACGCTAATACGCCGGTCACCAACTGAAGCGCGCCATCGGCGATAGCAGGAACACACTGAACCAGAACGTCAACCAAAGTCAGAACAATGGCTTTCACAGCCTCGCCAATAGCCGGAGCCCCGCTTGAAATCGCACCACAAAATGCCACGATGGCCTCACCGATTTTCTCGGCAATAGCTGGGATAAGTCCCGCAAATCCGAGAACAATAGCAGAAAGCCCGCCGACAATGAGAGTTCCACTTGAGGCGAACGAGGCTGCTAAGGATGTTAAGCCTACTGCAATAGAAGTCAGTCCCGTTCCAATCAGTGTGAGACCAGCTCCAATAGCAACAGAGCCAACTCCGAGCAAGGCCAGTGCTCCAGAAATAGCAAGGATAGAGGGGGCCAATGGACCAAGAACGGCTCCAGCGACACCCATAACGGTGAAAGCCCCCGCAATCGTGATAAGGCCTTTTGCAATGGATTCCCAGCTCATGTTGCCGAGGATCACAAGAACCGGAGTCAGGACGGTCAGAGCTCCTGCGGCCACAAGCAATGCGGCAGAACCAGCAAGAGTCCCGTTCATAACATTCAGACCGATAGCCAGTTCTGCAAGAGCTCCACCCATGGCCACGAGACCTTTTGCAATGGACTCCCAGCTCATGTTACCCATCGAGGAAAGAGCACTGGCCACAATCTTGAGAGCTGCACCAACAATGACCAGACCACTTCCAACACTGACCATATTCTTGGGCATCAGGTTTACAGCAATCGCTACTTCCGCAAGAGCTCCGCCCATAGCCACAAGACCCTTGGCGATCTCTGAACCGCTCATACTGCCAAAGTCAGACATAGCAGATGCAAATATCTTCATAGCAGCGGCAATCTCGATTAAGGCGAGGCCTGTTGAGATAACGTGCTTCGCGTCACCGGTCAGCTTAGTGAATGCTGTGATCTCCAGCAGGAGCGCAGCAATGGAAGTAAGGCCTTTGGTGATTTCACCCCACGACATAGAGCCAAAATCTTTACAGGCGGAGGCAAGAACCTTGATCGCAGAGGCAAGAATGACGATACCCGTAGCAGTCAAAACAGCCTTTCCATTGAACTTTGCATTGTTCAGGAAAATTTCGACTTCGGCCAGGAGAACCCCCACGCCGACAAGCCCCTTCGCCATATCATCCCAATCCATTTCTCCGAGGCTCTTTACTGCGGTAGAGAGTATTTTGATTGCAGCAGCAAACAGGATCATACCTGTCGCAGATTTGGAAGCATTCTTGTCGAACTTGGCTGTATTAAGGAATAGGTCGATCTCTGCCAGCAACACGCCGACGCCAATCAGGCCTTCCGCTAACTGTTCCGGCTCTAACTCGCCAATGTTCTTCATGGCCAGACTCAGAACCAGGAGCGCCGCTCCCATCTTTATCATGGCCGAAGCAGTTTTGTTGGCGGCTTTTCCGTCAATGCTCAACTTGTCCAAAACAGCCATAGACGCTATAAGTTCTGCGAACATAGTGCCCATAGCGGCAAGTGAACCAGTTACTTTGTCAGAGTCAATAGATGAGAGCACCAGCAAACTGACGGAGAGTACGGCGATAGATGCGGCGATCTTACCCAAAGCATCGGACTTCAACTTTGTCTGCCAAGCCTCCAGACTTCCACGAACACCATCCAAAATCTTGGTGACACCGCCACCGAGGCCCTTGACCCAATCCTTGAGGCTGGTAAATGTATTCTCCAGTTCCTCTACAGGATCGATGAATTTGTTGATTGCGGCTATAATGCCGCCAGCGGCCAAAGCGTTCAGGAAATCAAGGATGCCGTTGAAATTGGCGTTGCTCAGGGTATTGATAAGACCGTCGATAGCTTTTCCGAGCAGCCCTCCGATAGCACTGGCGACCTGTCTGATAAGGGTTCCAATGCCCGTCAGGACCTGAACAAATTTATTCCCGGAAACAGCCCCGTCAATCTCACCCATCGAGTCGACAACACTATCTTTCATTCCGACAATGCCGTCTTTCACCCACTTGACCCTTGTGCAGATACCATCAAAAACGACCTGCAATTTCTCCAGGCCCGGCGCTCCGACTTTCTCTTTCAAAGTCCCAAGGAAAGCTTCAACGGAAGCCGTTGCCCCATCGAGACCAGGGAAGCCCAAACTCTCGCCAATCGCGGCTGCAAAGCCAGTTACAGCAGTAATAGCGCCTTTCACGACGTCCACGATAGTTTTGAGACCCTTGTAGAATATGTCACCCTTCTTGATAGACTCGTCAAGTTTAACAAGCCATTCGCCAAAAGACCCAGTCAGTCCGAGGACGCCAGTAAGCAGCCCTCCGACAGCAGACCCAGCCGGAGTGATGACACGCCACAAAGCACTAAAGGCTTGTTTCACGATGTCGAGTATCGCAAAGAGGCCTTTGAATGTGTTTCCGATGTCTTGTAGTGGCTTGTTGATAGCTCCAGTAAACCCATCCGCACCTTCCTCCGCCTGTGTGAAGAAATCTCTTATCCTCTCAGATGCGGAGTGGAGAGCTTCGATAAAAGAATAGAGCTGCTCAGATGTGGCAGGAGGGAAAATATCCTGCCAAGCGCCTTTGATGGTCTGGAATAACCCCTGAACAGCCTTTGCGCCATTCAGGAGAGAATCGAACAGGAGTTCACGACCACTCTGACGACCCAAAGTGCTGACCAGAGAAGCAAGATTGCTGTCTGAAGATTTGGCTTCCTCTGAAAGGGCTCGAAGAGCATCAATCTGCTCCTGGGTATAGCCGATATTTTGAAGTTGCTCATCCGACAGTTCCGAAATGCTGACCTGCGTGCCGGCGGCTTTGCTGACCAAATTGTCCAGCGTATCAGAGAGAATGTCGGTGGTCAGCCAACCCTTGGAAAGGGCAGCATCAAATGAGCCGGCTTCCTCAATCATCTTGTCCAAACCTTCAACAGAACCCTCAGCGGTCTCCCGAAGGGTATCTCGGAATGAATCGACAGAGATTCCTGTTTCATTGACTCGATTTTTGAGTTGCCCCCAGCTTGACATCAGGGCTCCTTGGAGAAGCGAGTTTCTTGCTTCGGACGACCCGTCAATAATGCTGCTGAAAAATTCGGAGAAAGTACGAAGCGTTGTCTTCGCCTCTTCGTAGTCACCAGCGATCAACTGCCAGGTCTCGGCCCAACCGGACTGAGCACTCTCTTTAAGAGTGTCTAAAAGCTGAGACCAGGTTTTGACATCCTGAGCAGCCGCAAAGGCTTTCTTGCCGATTTCTGTAGTTTCATCAGCATAATCTTTCAGCGTCGAAGTCAAGACCTCCGTGGTCATCCACTGCTCCTGAAGACTATCATTGAACATATGGGTCGCATCAATAACAGTCCCCTTCGCCAAAGTCTTATACATGCCATCGGCGGTCCTCGTTAAAGTACCAGCTGCAACAGCAGATTCAAGAAGCTGTGTCTTGAACTCAACAGTAGCCATGTTGGCATTCTCGATGGACTTCCAGTCAATCAGCTTAACGTAGCCTGCCGAGAGCGCCTGAGCAAAGTTGTACATTGCTCGGGATGCTTCATTGGCGTTTGCGCCAGATACAGCAGCCACGTTACTGACACCCTGAATTGCGGCAACGGCGTCATCCAGCTTAACACCGGCATTGGTGAACTTACCGATGTTGGAGGTCATATCAGAGAAGGAGTAGATGGTGCGGTCTGAATACTTGTTCAGTTCGTCCAGTTTCTGATTGACTTTGTCCAGGCTTTCACCGGTACTTGCCATGATGGTCTGGATAGAACCCATCTTAAGCTCATACTCACTGAAACCCGTCGAAATCGGCTCGATGGTCAGGGAGGAGAGAAGACGCTTACCAGCATTCACCGCAGAATTGGTGATGTTGGAGAGAGCAGTCATAGCTACGACTTCAAATGCCGAGAATTTTGCTTGTACAGTCTCGACAGAGCGCCCGATTGCGGACATATCGCATTTCTTAGCAGCCGTGCTGAGTTGGTCAAAGCCTTTCGCGGCCCCATCCAGATCTAAGCCTCTCTTGAGCTTCTCCAGAGTTGACAAACTCGTTTGCACACCGGATTCAAACTGCTTGTTATCAAATCGCATTTCTACGACTCTCTCATCGACTGTCCTGCTCATAACCGTTCAACCTCCTTCCATGCGTCATTCGCAATTTGGTCAAAAATAGGCTGGATAGCGGGGTTGATGTAATCTCGCCCTTCTACCCAGCCGCCTGTTCCGGTGCCATGTCCATATTGCAGGATGATGGCAATGGGAACTCCATTTTGAATGTTGGAGTTACGGAACGAAATCGTCGCCGTCCCGTTTTTGTTTGTGATCTCGTAATACCACGAACTCGCCGTCAATCCGGAGTCGACAGGTGTCGCAGACGCAAGGGCGGCCACTCCAGCGCGACCGTACTTATCGAGATCACCGAGGCGCACAACCTCTTTTGCTCTTTCTAAGAATTTGGTCAGGTGAGAGAAGTCGCCCTTTTGTCTGAACGTAATCATACGGTTGCTCCTTTACGACAGCTTCTTGCAGTAATCGAGGGACACCCAGCCAATGCCGGATTTGAGCTTACCCCAGAGGATAGCGCCCTGTCCGGTTGCCTCACTGACGATGGTGTAGACACCGGGCTTGATGGCTTTCTGGACAATATCCGTATTGGTACCCGGACCCTTTCGGATTCGCAGATCGGTTGCAGTGATGCGAACCTTGTATGGAACCGTACTCACCGGCTTAGTTTCGGCCGGAGGAGTAACGCCCAACTTGGCGTTCACCTTCGCGGCGATGTCGCCGAGCCGCTGGTAGATGTAGTCGCCGGGGCACGCCTTGTTGGCGAACCAGCGGTGAACCGTGAGGTTCTGCTTGGCGGGGTTGCCCACCAGGTTCTTGTCACCGGACCACAGCAGTTTCTTGATGCCGTTGCGCCGGCAGATGTCGGTACACAGCTCGATCAGCGCGGCCATGGCCTTCTCGGTGATGGCGTAGGGGTGCTTGGTATCGCTGGCCACCTCGATGGTAACGGCCTGGTAGTCGTTGGACTTGCCGGAAACCCCGTTGACCCGGATGGGATTGCCATTCTTGTCATAGCCCCCGGTACACCAGGAGCGGTCCTTCTCCTCGACACACAGGCCGATGGAGCCGTCATAACCCACAACGTAGTTGCAGGACGCCCCCTTGCTGCTGGGCTGGAACACCTCGCACCCCCGCTTGGCGGTCACCTGGCCGACAAAGCAGTGGATGGTGATAGTGTCGATAGCGTGGTTCCGATTGGGCGTCCGGTTCGGAGAAATCATCCTTACCGTAGCCAGGGGGCTGTTGGAGAATCCCATAGAGCTGACACTTCCTTTCTTTGCGTACTTGTCGAAATACTTCTGGCCATACTCGGCCCTTTTGACCTGTGTTGCGGCTGTGTTCATACTTGCCGGTTTTTCAAACTCCAGCAGAACGATATTGGAAGCTTCGAGTACGGTCGACACGGTTTTGAGTCTGCCGAGGAGGCCATAGCTGGAAAGTTCCTTCAGCAAAAAATCAAGCTGCATCTCCAAATCACCAATAGACTTCTTAGAAGCCTTGGCATAGGCCAACAGGGCCTCTTTGCGACTCCAATAAGTCCACTGAGCCAGACCATATCCGGCGCTGTCTCGAACGAAGTTGGTATAGCGTCCCTTGTCCACCAGTTCGGTGTACTCGGCATCAGCCATACCAAACTTTCCTTCATAGGTGTTTTGGAGATTATTCGGGCGCAGGCCAGACTCGGCATAGAGATTGCCCATCAGGCCAGCAACACCATAATCGGAAAGACCCTTTGATTTCAGGTAATTCCAAATTTTTTCCTCATTTGTTGTTCCAATCAGAGGCATCCTTATCACCCTCTCGTATTCAGTTTCTTTCTCCGGGCGGCGTTAAGGGCGCGATTTCGAGCAATGATTTCTTGCCGACTCATCTTCTTCTGCGGTGCATTCTTTACATTGCAGACATTGATAAGGGTAAGAAGACGACTCAAATGCCACTTCTGACACTCGAAGGGGATTTGATACGAGACCATCCAATAATAGATGATCTCCGATGTGACATACTCACTGCTTGCGGCCCTATTTCCTCGTTTCGGGAAAGTTGTAGCAGTCATAGACGCATCGATGTAAGCAGACACCTCAGCGAGAAGCTGCGGGGTAAGCGCTTTATAAACATTGGGGTCCACATTCTGTGTCAGTGTCATGCACCGAACATAGTCGATGGACTCCTCTGCGGTCCTTTTCTCTTTGGAAAGGAAAGGCTTACGCCACTTTGCCTCCCATTTTGAAAGGGAGACCAGAGAATGCTCCAACTGGAGCGTCTGCTCTTTCGTCATGATGGGGATAAATTCGCTTTTTGCTTCGTCAAACTCTTCCCCTATCTGTGTGGCAGGTACTACGATTTTCAGCATCTCCGGTCGCCCCACTTATTTTCAGGTCTGAGCCCCAAGAGGGGTAACAGGAGCCTTGGGCGCATCAGAAGCCGCGGGCTTCTGGACGGGAACGATGCCATTGACGAACTCGGCCGCCTTCTGCGCATCAGTCGCCAGCTCCATGAACAGGTCGCTGTATGCCTCAGTCTGGGCGAAGGCATCCCGGATCTCCTGGTTCTTGACAAACCGCCGCCCATCAGGGGACTTCTCGCCATAGGCACGCAGAACGATGTCCTTGAACAGGGCGATGATCTGCTTGCCATCCTTTGCAGCGACGATGCGGTTAATCATCTCGACGAGGCCGCCGTCGACGGAGAGTTCCATCTCGGTCACCTCGGCCTGGGTCAGGTTGAAGTAGAAATCCTCGGTACGGGAAAGACCGTTGTAGTCAGTATAAGTCATGGTGCGTTTCAGCATGGTAAGTTTTCTCCTTTCAAAAATTAAAGGAAGCGGAGCCCTCGGTTAGAGAGCCCCGCTTCGCAGGTCGTATGGCCAGTAAATCAGCTTGAATTAACCGGCAGCAGCTGTGCCCTTCATCAGCTCAACAAGCTCTGTGGGCATCGGCAGACGAGACTCATTCTCCTCGGTACCATACAGGATTGCCTCCAGAGCGGCCATCACCTCAGCAGAGGTCTTGGTGGAGTTAATCACCAAGTGTGCAGCGGGCTTGGCACCGGGCACTTCCACAGGAGTGGTAGTAGCATCCCAGCTCATAGCGGTGGGCTCGGGACTCTCGTTCACAGTACCATGATTGCGCTGAGAGGGAGACGCCTGGGCGCCGTAGACCAGGTGGATCTTGTAGCCGTGGTCCTGTCCCTCTGTGTCGTTGCCGATCAGAGTGCGATAGGCCAGGCCAAAGACCTTACGGGTCTGCTGACCCGCAGTAAGGCCGGGGGCAATCTCGACGGAGCCGTCGCAGGCTTCCCACTCGTCGGGATAGGTATAGGCCTCAATGCCGAAACCAAAGTCCTCGGCGGCCATGATATTCAGGTACTTGATGTTGTCGGCATAGAAAGGGTTAGCCTCGCCGCCGGAGGGGTTCTCGTTGATAGCGGTCAGGCCGCTCCAAGCAACGCCGTGGTCATAGACGCCGCTCTTACCCATGGGGAAGAGTACGCCGTGGTCAACGCCAGTTTCATACTTGCGCTCGCCGACTTTATCCCACTGAAGTTTCATTGAAGGTTCCTCCTTATTCAGTAATAGAGTGTGAATACGTCATGGTGTAGGTTTTCTGCCGTATAGTGACTATCGTGAGAGCACATCGGCAGAAGCGCGATCTTATGAGGAAGATCACTATCCGGGTTTCGATAGATGGCTATCACCTGATAGCAGTCGTGAAGGGTGTACGGATGGTTGTTGGCAAAAACCGGCTTGATCTTAGTCCGAGAATATCGGATGCAGTCATACTTCATCTTCAAGTTCTCGGGAGGTTGAAAGTACACATTCTCAGAGCCAAGCAATCCCTCCAAAATTGTCTGAAGTTCAATTCTCCGGCTCATTGTAGAGACCTCCAATCGTCAAGATCAAACGGGGATAACCGACTTCCACTTTGGAAATCTTCCACTTTGCACCCATAAACACGACATACCGCATTCTGTGGAAATTCTCTCTGGCAAATGGATCGGCGACTATGCTGATCTCATTTGCAACATTGATGTCGTCATTGAGAGTCTCCGAAGACTGAAGCTGGCGTGTATTCCGAGTCAAATCGCCGTAGTACGGATACTCAACGATTTTCTCATCATACACGCCAGGTGCTGTCTTTACAGTTTCAGCATAGCCGACCGATCCATAAAACTTTGCCATTTTGAATCCTCAGATCAGGCCCCGACGGCAGCCTTCACGGGCTCCTCCAGCGCAATGGCGGAGTACAGCCGGGTCAGAGCACCGGACAGCCGGGTCTCGATGAGGTACTTGTGCTGGTTGAAGTCGATGTCGAACTGATCGAACCGGCTGATCTCGCCACCCTTGGTTGAGCCGATGGTGTAGTCGGACAGATTGACGAAGATGCCCAGCAGCTTGTGCCTGTTGCCGTCATCGTCCTCGCGCACCAGGCCCTCGAACTGCTCGGCAGTATGGATCGCACCGACATTCAGCGCAGCGGCCAGATCGGTACGGGAGTCGTAGATGCGGCGGCCGTTCATGTCGCGGGCCAGCAGCATCACGTTGACCAGATGAGGCGTGCAGAAGAGATCGGGCGTGCCGGAACCCTTGTACTTCTCACGGGAGTACATGGCGGCGGTGATGATGGCCTCGGCATAGATGAAGTTCTCGCCGAAGTTCATATCGGTCCGGGAGCCCTGAAGCTCATTGCGGGCGGCAGCGACATCCACGTCATAATGAATGGTGTACAGGTCATCGTCGTTCCAGATGGAGCGGATGTGATCCTCAGAGATCTTCATCTCATCCCCGGCATCACGGCCATCGCCGACCATAACCGCAAGGGCGACCTCTTCGTTGAGGTTCTGCTTCATCACCCCGTACTGGTACTCGACCACGTCGAAATCGGTGATGTCGACGATGTCATCACGGTGCAGAGAGTCGATGCAGTACACGGTCTGGGGGTCAGTGGTCCGGCTAATCATGTTCATGTTGCCGGCGGGAGTCTTGCGCTTACCCTTCTGGTAGCCATGACCGCGGGCACGCTCATTGCGGGCGTCCATCTGGCGGGTACGGATACGGCTGATGGGGGTCTTGCGGACCTTCTTCATGACCACGTCGACCCAGCCCTGATCGCGGGTGAGCAGCTCAGGAGCGCCGGAGCGGATGTCCTTGTAGTCGGGGAACAGGCTCTCAATGTTGTCGATGCCGTGCTGAAGCGCCTCATCCCCGTTGGCAGCGGCCTCATCGGCGTAGATAGCGAGAGCAGTCCGCAGGCTGCCGACATTGTTCTGCTTGGCCAGGCCCAGAATCTCACCCTGAACGGCATGGCTCAACGTGGTCTCCCGAGTCTCTTCCTTGTCGAAAACATTGTGCTTCATGGTGTTGTCTCCTCCTTTGGTTTTATCAGTTTTGTCGGGGTCGTCATCGTTGTCCCCCTTTTTGGAAGCCCCCAGCTCCTCCGCAGTAGCGGCGATGAGGGCGTACATGACGGTCCGCTGCTTTTCAGTCATACTGTCGACAACGTCCTGAACGGTCTCGTCATTCTTGGGCTTGTCCTCCGGCTTCGGATC